AAATCAAGTAAAATGAGTGAAAGCATCCAAAAGCTTACCCACGTGGAGCACATCTTAAAGAGACCAGACTCGTATGTTGGTCCTGTTGCTCGCGTTGGTGAACAGTATTGGGTCAAGGAAGGCGATGGATTCGAAAAGAAAACCGTCATCTACGCACCCGCGCTTCTCAAGATTTTTGACGAAATTCTTGTCAATGCCATCGATCGTAATTCACTCTATCCAAAACAGGTAACGTCCATCTCCGTCAACATCGACCGCGAGAAAGGTGAAATCAGTGTTGAGAACAACGGACCTCTCGGGGGTATCGCGGTCAAAGAACACGAAAAGGAGAAGATTTGGAATCCAGAACTCACGTTCGGACACCTTCTCACGAGTACCAACTACGATGATTCACAACAGCGTGTTGTCGGTGGCAGAAACGGGTACGGTGCAAAGCTCACGAATGTGTATTCGAGCAAATTCTCCATCAAAATCAAGGATTCCGAAAACAACACGACGTACACACAAGAGTGGGCGGATAACATGAAAACGTGTGGAAAGCCGAAGATGCGTAGCTACTCGGGTGCGACTTCGAGTGTTTGTGTCACGTTCACACCAGACTGGTCCAGGTTTGGTATGAAAGGAATGGATGATCACATCTTCAAAATCTTCGAGAAGCGTGTCTATGATGCAAACATCTGTACCACGCAGGGGTGTAAAGTCAAGTTTCAAGGCGAAGCGCTTCCGAAGACAGCATTCAATGAATACGCCAAGATGCACACAAAATCTGACGAAGTTTGTTTGTTTACGTCGGATAGATGGTCCGTGTGTGTCGCACCATCCGAAGATGGATTCGAACAAGTCTCTTTCGTCAATGGTATCTGTACCACAAAAGGTGGGAGTCACGTAGACCACGTGGCGGGCATACTCGCATCCAACATCATCGAGGACATGGCCAAGAAGATCAAGCTCAAACCCCAACAAGTGAAGAACGCATTCATGGTATTTGTGAAAGCCACACTCGTGAATCCAACCTTCAGTAGTCAGGTCAAGTCAGAGTGTACCCTCAAGCCACAGGAATTTGGGAGCAAATTCGAGCCCACGAAGAAGCTCATCAAAGATATTCTTAAGACGAGCGTTCAATCAGAACTCATGGCGCTCTCCAAATTCAAAGAGATGAAAGAACTTCAAAAGTCTGATGGCGCACGAAAGTCTAAAATCACTGGTATCCCAAAGTTGGATGACGCAAACAAGGCTGGGACGCAACAATCTGGAAAGTGTACGCTCATCATCACGGAGGGGGATTCTGCGAAATCTCTCGCGGTCGCGGGTCTTTCTGTGGTTGGTCGCGACTATTACGGGGTATTTCCCCTTCGTGGAAAGTGTAAGAACGTGAGAGATGCGTCCGTGAAACAGCTCACCGAGAACAAAGAGTTCAGCGACCTCAAGAAGATTTTGGGTCTTCAACAGGGCAAGGTGTATACCTCGCTCAGTGAACTTCGCTACGGTCGTCTCATGATCATGACCGATGCGGATACGGATGGGAGTCACATCAAGGGTCTTGTACTCAACATGATTCATTACTTTTGGCCGAGTTTACTCGACCTAAATTTCGTGGTGAGCATGGTCACGCCTATCATCAAGGCAACCAAAGGTTCACAAACCATGTCGTTCTACACGGATTCTATGTTTAGAATGTGGTACGGAAATGGGAGACCCGGATGGAAGATCAAGTACTACAAGGGTCTAGGTACCTCCACGTCTGCAGAGGCTCGTGAGTATTTCAAAAACATCGAGAAGCTCACGGTCAAGTTCGACACGGATGAGAAGACAGATGACTCCATCGTTCTCGCATTCGACAAAACCAAGGCAGATTCTCGTAAGACATGGCTTCTGGAAAGCACAGAGAAACAGGGATCTGACCTAGAGATTGCATACGGAAACGTGGATAGAATCAACATCACTGAGTTCGTACACAAGGATCTCGTGAATTTCAGTCTCGCGGACTTGAAGCGTTCCATCGCACACGTATGTGATGGTCTCAAACCTTCTCAGAGAAAGGTCATGTACTCATGTTTCAAGAAGAACTTGACCAATGAAATGAAGGTGGCGCAGTTGGCTGCGTACGTCGCAGAGACCTCCGCGTACCATCACGGTGAGGTGTCTCTCGCAGACACGATCGTAAAATTAGCACATAATTTTACCGGTTCGAACAACATCAATCTTCTCGAGCCATGTGGTCAATTCGGTACGAGACTCATGGGTGGTAAGGACGCGAGTCAAACGAGGTACATCTTCACAAAACTCACGAAGGATGCGAGAAAGCTCTTTGACGCAAAGGATGACGCCGTCTTGAAATACCTCGATGACGATGGTAAGCCCATCGAACCTGAGTACTACGTTCCAATTTTACCCACCGTGTTAGTCAACGGCACAGAGGGTATCGGTACGGGATTCAGCTGTTACGTACCACCTTTTAATCCAAAGGATATCTGTGAAAACATAGAACGAGCTATTTCCAAGCAACCGCTCAAGGAAATGAAGCCTTGGTTCAACAACTTCAAAGGTAGGGTGTTTAAAAACACTGATGGGTTTTGGGTCACAGAAGGTCTTTGGTCTACTACGAGCACCGGAAACAAGATCAAGATCACAGAGCTTCCACCAGGTCGTTGGACCCAAGATTACAAAGAGTACCTCGATGGTCTCGTAGACAAGAAGGTCATCGCGAGTTTTGTGAATAACAGTACCACCGAAGACGTAGACTTTACCATCACTGGATACACAGGCAAAGACATCATCAAAGATTTTAAGCTTCAAAAGTCGTTCCACGTGAGTAACATGCACCTGTTCCATCCGACAAAGGGAATCAAAAAGTACGCGAGTCCAGAAGAGATTTTGGTTGACTTCATGGAGATTCGAATGGATACATACAAGAAGCGTAAGGAACACCTGTTGGAAGTTCTCAAAGAGAAGACCAAGAAGCTTGAAAACATGGCTCGGTTTGTGGATGCGGTCATTAACGAAAAGATTGTGGTGTTCAAGCGCAAGAAGGTTGAACTCGAAAATGAGATTTCGAAGACGTTTGATAAGGTGGATGATTCGTACGATTATTTGCTCAACATCAAGACGTACCAATACACGAAAGAAGCGGTGCAGGCACTCAATGAAGAGACTCACAAAACAAGGAAGGAACTCGGAGACTTGAATGCGACGAGTCACCTTGACATGTGGAAAACGGATTTAAAAATATATAAGCAATAAGTAGTATGTGCGATAGATCTGGTCCAGATACCGGTGCCGCACTTTGCCTGTCTGCCATAGGACAGCAGGACACGTACCTATTGGGTGACGAATCACTCTTTAAGTACGAAGAGAAGAGACACTCTAACTTTAGAAAATTCCATAGAAATTTTAAGGTTAACAAACCGTCAAATGCCGTGAATGGCTGGCCTTTTAATCAATCGATAAAGGTTACACTTAGACCACAAGACATGGGAGACTTGTTATGTAATATGTATATAAAGATCAAATTACCTGGTTTGAGTTCATCGAATTACAATTACGCTGACCGAGTTGGTAGACACCTCTTTAAAAAGATAACTATGCGTGTGGACGAAACTGTTCTAGAAGTATACAGAGATGACATTGGATTCATTTATGATGAAATGTATCTGGATCAATCGGAAAGCGTGAGTAGAATTTATACAGATGGTCGATTCATATATAGAGAAACTGTATTGAGCCCAACATTCAACTTCATAAAAACAGGTGATACATTTGTATACGTACCAATCCCATTCTTCTTTTCCAGAAGCTACGAATCATCGGACTACGAAACAAATGTCCACAACAGGCCTTACTTTCCATTGTGTGCCATAAACAAACAAAAGCTTGAATTTGACATAGAGTTTAGACCACAGACGTTTTTCACGGATGACGTGGCCACACTTACAATTGACGATTTTGATATAGTTACTGAAGAGATCACACTCACACCAGATGAGCGCCTCTATTATACATCAGGTAAATACGAAATCATCACAGATATATTCAAGACCCACCCTAAGGTCGATACCGTACCAGGAAATGATAATCTAAAAATAGAACTCACACCCGAAAACAGGGTAAAGACTCTTCATTTCTTTTTCAGAAACAAGTTGTTTGAAGACGAGAGTGTTTCAAGTAATGTGAGTGTTTCTCCACCGAATAGCAGCACATCGGATCAAAAATACCACTATTATCACAACCGTTTTAATCTCACACCTTTCCCGGAATACAAAAGAGCAGTCGATTCTTTGTCGGATGACGTAGCATCCGAGGCTAAGCTTTTCATCAATGGCCAAGAATTACCGTTCATAAACAGGGTAGATTCACATTATTACAGATATCTCACCCCACTCAATCACAAGTTTCATACCACACCCAGAAATATATACACGTATACCTTCTCGATGAATCCAAGAAATGTAGACCCATCGGGAAGTTTGGATTTCACAAACATAAAAAATAATCGAACTCTCATAGATTTCAAGATGAACCCATATTACGGAACGAATGAAACTTTCACGTGTCACATTTACTACACGTGTTACCAAACGCTCACATTTGAAAATGGGTACGTAAGCACTCGAGAACTTCTACCCGTAGAAGGAGAATTACCTACCGAATAAACTGTTTTTGTTTTCTTTTATGTATTCGATGACGCCATTTTTGATACACCATTTGATGAAATTGAGTTGAGCCACAGTCGTGCTTATTTCATCAGATGTACCCGGCACCTTATAGGATATCTTGTCTGAACGACAGAATGGGTCGAACAGCTTTTTGCTATAGCCATCGAGCGTAGACTTATAGGCACAATGCACACTAAAGATTTTGCCGTCGATCGTTTTATACATTAGGTTTGTCTTTTTAGAATAATTGGTTATGAACCATTCGAGGTTACGGAGGGAAATACCACCTGTTTTGGTGAGTATCTGCATAAGCGTCTTACCGTTTTCAGGGGTACCGTAAAACGCATCTATGGAATTTAACAGAATATCTGATTTCCTCATACTACATCATACTTCTTAAATCTCTAAATTGGTTATTGTTAGATGCTTCGCATGCTGGACAATTAGGACTATACATGGGAGGAAATGTGTGGTTGTGTCTCACACTCGAGTTCATATTTATAGGCTCATGGAGTTTGGGTGTATTTGCGTGTGATAAGCAAAACCCGCCATGACTCGCTTTTCTAGTACACGGTTCTCCACCCTTTTTGACACCCATACAATACCCCCTGGGATTTGGCATATCCCGCATTAATAATTTGAGGGGAATGTTATAATTGGTCGATACGTTTTGCACAAATTTTAACACGCGTTCATGACACGCCTTGTCTAAATCTTCTTCATACGCCTTGACCAAATTTTCAGACACTCTCATCTCCTTAATACATTATAGCGTCTAATTTTTAAATGGTAATTCATCGAGAGGTGTCTCTTTCTTCTTCTTTGGTCTTCTCTTTGGTTTAATCTTGGTGAGGAGTTCCCCGAAAATCTCTTCTTTTGGATCCTCGAATAGAGGTTCAAGCAAATCACACACCGGATTGATGAATTTATTCATAAAATAGTATTCGTAATCGATTGGTACGTTGTTTTCCGAGACGTACTTTGGATCTTCGGATTTTTCAAAAGCTTTCGCCTTTGGGTCTTCTGTCTTCACGAGAATGTAAGGCACGCGATCACCCGACTGTGGCTCCGAACCGGGTTGTCTCTCTCGCATTTTACGAACAACTTGGACGTGTGCCTGGTTAATGTCTTTGATAGACGGTCCTTCGTATTTGTTATTATTAGTTGGTTTATATAACACCTTTTCAGTTAGGTGCAGTGATTCGTATTGACGCTCATTTATAATATCACCTGTATTACACCCAATGGACACGTTCTTTCCCTTAACCTTATAAGAATCCGATAAACTCTGTGAAAG